GTAGAATAATAATTTGAATAAACAGTTCGTTTTACTTCATATATAGGTGCTCCCTTTGTATCTCTTTTTTGTAAAAAATATCTTTCTATATATCCTTTATCATAATCCTCTTGTGAAATTTTTGGATAATATGCACGAGGAGTCTGTGGACTTTCTTTTAAATCCGACCTCAAAATATAATAACTCTGTAAATCAGTTTTCATATTATCTATAAAATGGTTTAAACATAGCTTCTACTGAAGTAGTCCATTGTTTGTTATCTACTTTATGAGTAACTTCTGTAATCATAAATGCTCCCAATCCTACGTTAGTATATTGAGGAGGTAATCCTATAACTTTAAATAATTGTCCAACTTGAAATCCACTCATACCTAATGTAGTAAAATTGAACTTAACAGGAAGAGGTCTGCCTGATGTAACCGGTTTAGAAGAACTACCCATACCACTATCAGCTTTTCTTACCGTATTAAAATATTTCTTATTTAAATATATTCCATAAATTGCCCATTTATTAAGGTCAGAATCTATATCACATTTTTTAGTAATAGTAGGGTCAACTAAAATTCTAATATTTCTTCTTAAATCTATCCACCCATTTTTCTTTATCTCATCTGCGGTTAATGTTTTTGCAGCAGCTTTATCATCTTCGTTCGATTCTACTTTTATTTTTGCTAATTTTGTATCTTTTTGATTTGAAAATAAACCCGTTAACTGGTCAGGGTCTCCATCTCCACTAATACTACCCCCTTCCACACTTTTCTGCATAACAACTTTACTTGCCATAGCTTTAGGAATGTCTAAATTAAATGATGCATCCAAAAAGAAACTCTGTGTACCGGTCATATAAAAACTAGGTATCTCAATTCCAGCTTTATCGTTTCTCAGATTGCCATCACTAATTCTTAATTTATTACCATCTTCTACGATTTGGAAATTCCATAATCCTTCTACAGAATCTTCCAATACTTTTAATACACCATCTAAAACTTCTTTAATAGGTCGTTTTACATCTCTTAATGCTTCATAAAGAACTTCTGTATCGACAAATACGTCTCCTAACCACCCATGTCTAAATGGGTCAAGTGTAACACTAGTACCATCTTTCATTGTAAAAGATGTAGCTTCTGTTTTAACAAATGAAAGTTTTCTACCGGATAGACTCCATGGGTCTAATATCTGTGCAATCGGAGTATCACTTCCTGCGTAATATGGTTCATTCCAAAAAAAGTTAACCATAGTTTTATTTGGTATAAAAACTCTATCATCGGTTGAAAACATTCTTCTAAATGCACCGATATAAACGTTCTCTAAATCTATTGTAAAATTTGCCCCACCATCTTCACTTAATTTTAATCTCGTTTCATTTAACATATCAACAAAATTCCTAAATCTAATATATTTTTTGGGTGATACAGGTGAAGTATTATCTCTAGCTGAAAATTGTCTACCTAAAATTTGAACATCTTGATTAAAAGAAATTAAACCAAGTAATGTACTACCTTTTTTAGTTTCTTCTTGAGCCTCTTCTATTAAACTTTCATTAAATCCTATGAAATCAGTTGTTACATCTACCTTAGTCTTATCGGTAATCCATCCTTTAATTGTATTAGTTCTATGTTCTGCTGGAAATGTATTAAATGCATATGCATAATTCAATTGTGGAGTTGATTTATATGCTTCAATTTCTTCACTACTAAATGCTGGTCTAGATGATGTTTTCTCTGTGTCATCTGTTACACTTTCCTGACTTCTTCCCATTAAAATTTCTCCAATAGAACAAACTTTAACTGTTATACCATATTCTTCTCCATTTATAAAACTCTCTCCACCTGTTATAATACCAACCATATTATCATAACATCCGTTATTTGCACTTCTTATTTCGTTTAATGATTGAGGATTTCTATTATATGTGTTTACATTAGCTGCACTAGCCTCTAACGCCAAAATACTTTTTCCACTAATTAAACTTTTATTCCAACCCCATTGTATAAAACAACTAATACCGGGTTCAAGAAAGTACTCTTGTAATTTAGAAAGGTCATCAACAGTAAAACATTTTATTTTAAATGTTGCTTTTCTTAAAGTACCTCTACTTGCAAAATCTACCGAAAAGTCTGCTATTACTGGTCTGGGTCTAAATCTAGCCGCATTATCACTATGATACATTCCATTTGCACCAAACAAATCTGGATATGATGCACTTCCTATTTCATATCCTCCTCCTAAATTTGATGTTATTTGTATCCAAGGGACAAGTTGTGATGCCTTAATCGGGTCGATTCTAGTCTTTAATTCATTGTATATGAATGCATCTAAACTTTTTAAAAAAGGAAAAGCCATAAAACTATTTTATTTATATATTATTTAATACCGATAATTTGTCAGCAGGTATTCTTAATTGTATTCCAGGGTCTAATCCTATAGAAGGACTATTGATATTATTCGCCTGTGCAATAATCCACCATAAAGATGGGTCATTGTAATACTGTCTCGCTAATGTATCTAATCTATCAGTTTCCTGAGTGATAATGTATATATCAGTATCTTTTTTATCTATTTGAGAAGGTAATACAGTCTCATATACTTTCTTACCGTTAATCAATCTTAATACTCTTGTTTTATCGTATCTCATATTATTAAATATAAAAATCTAAGGTTATTTAGAATCCTATCCTAGAAAACCCTTATTGACTTGTTTTGTACCATCTGGAACATTAGTACCTTTTATTTTCTTCTGTATATCCTTTACAGGAGCTGGACTAGGTTTAGTTGCTCCACCGGCTCCTGCTGCACCTCCTTGTTTTCCACTGGCTGCATTATTTCCCTTATTACCATCACCCGTCGGATTCGATGCTTTTGGAGCCGTATCATTACTCAATGGTGTACCAAAATCATATAATCTATTAGTTGTATTTCTACTTTCTATAAATGTTAATCCAACTGATATGTTTATAAATTTAGGCAATCTAAAATTACTCATTGATTGAGATGATACACTTTTAGCCCTATCATTTGTTCTACTTGGTAATTCTTCTACAAATCCTTTTTTAGTTACAGGGTCATACACTCTGTTTTCCCCCTCTCTTATTCCTTCTATTCTACTACCAAACACTTCTATATCTGCACTTGAACCAAATGTTAACGTAGAACCTCCTTCGTATGGAGCAAATTTACCATCGAATTCATATCCATTGTCATATTTATCTGATACTACTACTTTAGCATTACCTTCGCCCAATTCCCATAAGTTTTCGCTATCTTCAATTGAATAAGTTAAGCTATCTAAAAAACAAACTCTATTATGGTATAAATCTCCAAACGTAAATTTCATTAAATTAGCTAATACAACTCCAGTATCAGTATATCCTCCTGGATAATTAAATTGAGCTAAGAATTCAATTTTTCTCCACATCATCATCAATTCAACTTGTGACATCGCATATGCCTTTAAGTTGAATGTTACTTTTCTTTCAACACCGGTATAGTTATAAAAATTAAATGGTGAACCAATCATTTTACTACTATCCCACGAAGGAGAAAATGTTTCATTAAATCCGGAAACAATTGTTCTCATATAGATACTCTCTCCACTTGTCATACTAGAAAAACGAAGAGGTATTAAATCAACCTTATCTAATGTTTCCCCATTATATTTTATGGAACTTAATTCACCTGCGGTAAATACACCGGTTTGATTTATCACATCCGATAAACTTTTTAATCCTCTTTTTGCAGCTAATGAATTTGTTATATTAGATGAATTACTAATTATTTTACTACCACCTACCTTTTGACTATATCTATATCCATCCCCTCTTTTCTTAGGTTGAACAAACTTTAATATAGGGTTCAACAATATTTCACTTACTAATCCAGGCCCAGCTGGTAATCCTGTAAAATAAGGTGCATCGGGAGTGTTGTACAAAAGTAATTCATCCTGTGTAGGTTCTCCTTTCTTTTTATTTAAATCATTATCCGATAATCTAAACGCATATTTACCTAAACCAAACACTCCATCAGGTCTTTGTAATCCGTTAAGAGGTGAATTCAATTCCCATGGTAAGTTTAATAACATCTTACTACCAAATACTGATTCTTCTATAAATGGATTGGGTGCAGTTGAAGGGCCTTCGTTTATACCTCCATCAAAATATGGATTAATATTTGTGTAAATGTATTTTAATCCATCTATAGTAGGCTCTCCAAATCTTTTATAATTACTATTATCGGATAAGCTAAATGCAAAATTAGCATTTTTACCAAATAAGCCAGCTGTAACTGTTATCCCACCTGCCGGTGAATTTAATTGCCACGGCTGATTTAATAAAAGTTTACTACCTAATTCAACTTTAACTTCTATACGAGGGTCCAACGCAGTTGAAGGCCCACTTTTAGAATCATATGGGCTATACGGATTTATATTAGTATAAATTTTAGGAACATCTTTTAAAGTAGGTTCTCCAAATTTTTTATTTCTACTACCATCTGATAAACTAAATGAATATTCTCCGACACCAAATTTTCCATCTGTTACGGTTATCCCACCTGCCGGTGAATTCAAAATATATGTTTCACCTAAAAATTTAGGATTAAGGAATTTAGTACTAACTACTAAATCCGCTGTATCTCTATTTGGTAATCCTTTTGCTCTACTGTTTGGGTCTAATGTTGTGTATTTGTCACCTATCCAATATCTATTATCTTTGAGAAATGCAGAAGTCGGTTCTCCCATTCTTCCATTCAATCTCATACCATAACTCTTCGAACCTAAATCTCTACCATATATCTCACCCTTTCTCTCAAATCCTCCTACAGGTGATACAGATGTTATATCTAAATAATTTACCGATAATTTATCAGTATATTTACTCATCGTAGAAGCATATGCAGCAGTAGATGCATATTTTCCTACAAAACTATTATCGTTTCCTTTTGCTTTATCGGCAACGGTTTGGCTACCAAATAATGCAGTTCTTATTGCACCCTGAGTAACTTTTAATCCACCACCAATTATTTGTTTAGCTAATTGAGATGGAGTACCACCACCTGTTTGTTTTAAGAATTTTCCAAATGAACTTCCTGCTGCATCTTTTTTGATTTCAGCAATCGTAATCATTGTATCGGGTTCTTTTCCTTTTTGAAGTTTTCCTGTTCCGATTACATAAGTTGGATAAGTATCTTGAGGTAATCCTAATGTTTTAGTTACAAATCCCTCAACTTTTTTTAATACCTTTCCTATCAATCCATTATTACCACCTTTTGGACCGTTTGTGTTTATGCTATCTTTCATAGCCTGAACATCATTGGTTTTTTTAGTAGTTAATCTTACAATATCAGTTCCATATAATATAGGTGATGATATCAATCGTAGAGGTCGTAATCCACTAAATTCTTCTTCTAATAAAGTTTCCTTAGTTCTAAATCCAGTAGCTTTTCTAATCCCATTAATTGCCTTAAATGGTAATCCCATAAGAGGGCTATTAGAAGAAATAGCAATATCTTTACTATTACGAATATCGTAAGTTTTTTCAGCAGTAGCTCCACTACTCTGAAGTTGTTTTGACTTAAATAATTCTTCTATTGTTTTTCCCATTATGAAGTAATTGGATTTTTAGCAGCACCTCTACCAACTGCCGCTGTTACTTTTGCACCATCCATATAAACATCTTTATTAGATAAATATGCTGTCTTTAATTCATCTAATTTTTGTATTATCAAATCATCTTTATTATCACCTTGTCCACCGCCTCCTCCTAATAAATCTGCACCACCAACTGCCGCAAATAATCCAACTGCGGTCATTGCAGGAACTGCTAACATACCTGCTCCAGCAAACGCAACTAACGCAGTTGATAAAGCGAAAAATGCAGATGCTATTGCAAAGATTCCTAACGCACTTTCTATATTCATAAGTGGCATTAAAGTTGCCATCATATTTGTTATACTACCTATAATAACTGATATACCACTTGCTATAGCGGTTATTACACCAACTAAAACTTCACCAATCGCTTTTACTAATGGAACTAATAAACTTAATCCAAATGCAAATATTGTAAATGCTCCTGCTAATGCCAATATCACCGCAACGCCTAACCAACCTACAGTTCCTGCAGTTGCACCGAATGATACCAACGCAGGCCCCAATACGTTTAATCCTGCCGCTGCTGTTCCCGCTGCAGCTCCAAATAATGCCATACCAATTGCTCCAGGAATCATTAATATAAATGCAATTGCAGTTGCACCTAATGCTAAAACACCAGGCATAGTTGGAGCCATTTTAATCAATCCTTTTGCCAAATCACCTAATGCATTCCCAGCCGGTGATGCAAATACTGATAGTAATGCCATTCCTATTATACCAGGAATAATTAATATAAATCCTAATGATGCTACTGCTAATGCCAATGAACCCATCATCACAGAACCATCACCCATTTTTTTCAATCCTTTCGCCAATTCACCCAATCCTTTACCTGCACTATCAGCAAATTTAGAAACTCCCCACATACCTATTAAACCAGGAGTTAATAATAAGAATCCTATTCCCGTTGGTATTAAGTTTAACGCTCCCTTAAGAACTTTTGTATCACCCATTGCTTTTAATCCTTTTGATAAATCTTTAAGTTTGTCACCCATTGATTTATCTGCATTAACTGATTCTGTAGCTTCTTCAATTCCTTCCGGTGATGTTACTGAATCTATTTTATCATCAACAAAACTTTCCGCTTTTTCAGATGCTTTTTCCTGTACTTTATCCGCTATACTAGTTTCGGCTTGTTCTATAACTCCTCCTGCTGCTGCGGCTCCTCCTCCACCAACCATTTCCCATATTTTCATTGCACCGGCTTTTATCAAATTACCAAGCCAAGCTGCACTCGCAGTAACCCATCCCCACATTTTCATTAACATGCCACCTGACATACTATTCAAAGTTGTCATAAGTGTTCCTATTGAATTCATCCCTGACCCTAATTGGCCCATTAATATAATTCCCTTTCCTATTGCACCTATAAATCCTCCACCAAATTCGTTTACTATCGCACTTATACCTTCCTTCATTGTACTAAACTCTTCGGTCAAAGTACCGGCATTTTCAGCGATATTCTGCTGATTCATATACATCTTCTCCAATTCCGCTACACTTATTCCTAATGCTGCTGCCGCTGCATCTTTTTGGTACGCATCCATTTTATCCCACTCAGCCTTATCACCTAATTGTCTAAGTATTTCAGACATCGCTTCTTCCTGCTTACCCATATAGAATAACTCTCGTGCTCTACTTAAATTTAGGTCTTTACCTAACATTGCACTAGCTTCTAATTCTTTTTCAATAGAACTTTCAAAATCTAATAATGTATCTGCTATTTTAGCAGTAGTTGCAAAAGTTACACCCAATTGTCTAGCTTGTATAGCTGCGTTCTTAATGTTGTCTCCACTTCCTTTTGCATATTTTGCAAAAGCTTCTCCATTAGCCGCTAAATCTTTCATTACCGCCGAAGGTAGAACTCCTCTTAATTTTGCAGTTGCCTGAAGTGATTTAAGCATATTGGCTGCTTGGTCTGAAGTCGAACCTCGCATCTTACCAAACTCCGATGTTAGGTATGCAGCTTCAGTTCCGCTTATACCCATATTGTTTGCAATCAAGTTGGTATTCAATTGAGTACCAAATGAAGCCTCATTCATATCACCTAAATTATCTACTAAACCTTCAGCTGAACTTTGAGATTCTTTGAAAACCATTCCCAATACTCCGGCTGATGCAGTAAATCCATTGATTCCTTGACCTACCATACCAAATGCTTTCTGCATTTCGAACATCTTACCAACAACTTTACCTACTCCAACTATGAGTAATCCAATTGCCAATGATGGTTTCTTTAACGCAGTAGTTATTTGATTTGCAATTGCGTTTAATCTACCTTTCATCTCCGCCGCTTCTTTATTCAACTCTTTGTATGCCTCTACTTCATCATCAGTCAATCCATGCATTACTTCAAGTTCACGATTCGCAGCTACTAAGTTTTTATTAAAATCTCCTACTATACTAGACAATTGTGAATTACCCGCTATTATTGTCGCATTATCTTTGATATGCTGTTGATAACTATCTGTTTGGGATTGTAAATTAGCCGCAGCCGCTTGTTGTTCTTCTTTAGTACCGGATGCTGCAGCTAAAACATCTCTCTGTGCTTCCGCCACCGCTAATCCTCTTTTTGCAAATTCAGCAGCAAACTCTATATCAGCAGGGTCGGTTAAACTAATCTGAACTTTACTTAATGATTTAAGTTGTTTATCCATTGAAGTGAACGACTTACCTAACGCAGTAGTTGCTCTCTCAGATATGGATATTTGCGATGCTAAATCACTAAAATCAGAAACAGTGGTTTTTATACCTTTTGCTTTGTTAATATAGGCTTCGGTTTTACTAATCTTTTCTTGCAAGTCGGCAATAGCATCCGCATCACCCCTTTGCTGAGCATCAGCAAGGTCAGCCTGCTGTTTGGCTAAATTTTCGACCGCCTTAGCTTCCGCATTGATTAGTTTTATTTTTTCCCCTGCCATTTATTATTATTTCTTCTTATTAATTTTATCTAAGATTTTTTGCAAATCATCTAAAGAATCACTCGTGTTTTTAAGTGCTTTAGCTAATTCAGGATTTCTTTCTGCTGATTTTTCTATGAAATACTTATCTAATCCTCTTTTATAGGAATCCATAAAGCTATCTACAAATTTATTAAGAATCCCTTCTCTAATAGGTTGTTTCATTGTGAGTATATTTTTACTAATATAAATATTGGATAAAAAAATAAGGGGTGATTACACCCCTTAAATTTTACTATCTCATCCTTACTTTTGAAGAACCACCAGAAGGAACTTTTGTTTTCCTATTGGCTCTATCATATTCTTCTTTCTCTTTTTTCTTTAAATCTACTAACTTTTTAAGATAAAATCTCCTCCAATGAATTGGCATTGTATATACATCTTTCCAAGTAAATCCATTACCATATTGAACCAAACTCCAAATCTCTTCGTGAAGTTGTGTGGAGTAATTAGTTGGAAGGGTAAAAAAAGCTAACCCCAAAAGGTATATCAAGTGCCTCCCTCTCACCGGTAATATCTGATACAAATTCAAATTTTAAATCCAAATCAGGTGCAAACTCTCTAACATGCGCTCTTAATGCTCTACTATCTTGAGCTAACAATTGATTACTTACCCAATTATTAATGAATCCTCTTTCAGTATTACCTTCAACCTCTACTATCATCTTTCTTAATCTAGTCGTAACTTCAACAGGATTAGTACCCTTTGATAATTTATCTAATGCAGCTACTTCAGCTTGCACATCCTTCTCATCTCTGTGTGATAATAATTTGAATTTAATCTTTTTATTAGATTGAGGTAGTGTGAATTCATAACGATTATCTCTTCTTAATTTAGAATAATCGATTTCCTTTGTTTGAACTTTAGATAAATCAATCGTTACTTGCTGCCTTTCACCACTAAATGGGTCAGATACTTCTACTTGATAAGCCGCTCCATATCCTAAAATACGAGTTGCTAACATAATAGCGTTCTTATCACCTGTAACTAAGTCATCAATAGTGGTATCAACAACCACCGATTCTAATAACTTATCTAATACAATACCTTTTTTGATTAGGTTCTGAGAAGAAAGAATATCTTCCTCTCTTGCGGTCATATATTTGATGGTAACTTGTCCGGTTGCCAATGGATGACCTTCTGGGTAACATTTTCCTTCCGATGGTAATGATATCACCTCTGTTGGAAATTCATAATTTTTTTCTGCCATAATAATAACTTATTGTTTGTATATAAATATATATATCACAAATTTTCAAAACAAAAAAAGGGGAAGTAATTAAACTTCCCCTTAATATATTGTGTTTTAGTGATTAGAATTCTAAGATTGCGTAATCGTAAGTCAAAGTGATTTCGATTTGCGCAGGGTCTGTAGCATTACTCCAATCCAAGTCACCGAAGTTAGCTTGAGAGATAAATGCTCCTTTTAGTTTCCATTGCTCAATTTTATCACCTACTGGACCTAACATATAGAAATCCACATCCTTCTTATAGAATTCTGCGTATCCATCTCTACCTGTCAATGATTCATGTGATGTTCTAATCCACTCCATTACCGCTTGAGCTCCAGAAGGAACGATTGGGTCAAACAATGTAAGTGCTACATCTTGCCAATCACCCTTTCCTTTTAACTTTCTTTTCACGTTGATGTGGTCTAATACAACCGTCTCAAACTGAATTGTAGGTCTGTTTGCTACTCTTACTAAGTATGAAGGAATACCATCGATTTCTACGATGAATCTATTTTTCATCTTAGGTTCGAAATTGGTATAAAACATTTCGTTAAATTCTAATACTTCTGCCATTTTATTACTTTATTTTATATAAATATTAGTTATTCAAATTATACACTAAAAGTTGCTCCTGTCGGTAAGATATTGAAATCTATTACGATAAATTCAGCAGTTTTAGCAGGTTGTAAAAACACAGAACCTTGTAATATGTTTCTGTCGATTACATCCGGTGTATTATTTGTCTCGTCCATAACCACTCTAAATGCATATAAACCTTGTCTTTGTTGAACGCTCTCTAAGTAAGGGTTTACTGTATTTAAGAATTTAGCTCTTGTTTGTCCGGTGTTTTGTTCGAACACTAAGAATCTAGAAGTAGATGCAACGAACTTCTTCAAGTTAATTAACAATCTTCTTACGTTGATTCTATCTAATGCCGATGCACTTTCTTGTAAAGTTTTTTGTCCAAATGCACTAATACCTTGTCCAGGGAATGCCGCAATTGGGTTTACTTTTCCTTCGTATAATGTATCTCTTTCAGATTGAGTTAATCTATTCATTACTTGAACCGCTCCCTGAATACCACCTCTGTTTAAACCAGCTGGTGCGAACCATTCAGCACCTAATCTATCGTTCTGTGCATATGTACCAACTAATAAAACTGAAGGAGGTACAGGTAAAATTCTATTTGTCAATGAATCAACTGTCTTAACCCAAGGATAATAAGTACCTGCGTAATTAGAATCAACTTGTCCTGCTTCTTCTACTACAGAAGTAATATCATCATTTGCTCCAACAAAATCTGCTATATAAAATACATCTTCTCTCGCCTCACAAACATCAATTGCTTTCTGTGATACATAATTATGTTCTTTTCTAATAATACCAGGAGTTACTAATAAATTGATATCTATCTCGTCTGCATTTGAAAGTGTATTCAAAGCTTTCACATATGCCTTTGTTCCCCATGCTGCAGAACCATTACAATTAATGCCCTGTGTATTATTACTAACTATATCCCCACCTTTTTTGATTGGTATAGTTGGATTAATTCCACTATATCCACCTTGTAATGCTAAACAGAAGTTTCTCTTTGCGATAGTGGCAGTTGCATCTGAACCACTTAGTTCACTTGCATCCAATCCAACTTGTGCATCTAATCCAAAAACTAGATTTACACCTGTTCCAGCTGAAGCCGGTATTGGGTTTAGATAGTTTTTGTTATTTTTAGCAGCAATTATATCAGTATCCCCGAACTCAAATCCACTTGAATTAGTTCCATTTGTAGATGCAGTTGTATATTCTACAACTGGAAAATCACTACCTGTTACAGCAGCACCAGTACCTAAATAAACAGGTAATTCATATGCCGCAAATCCAAAAGGAGATGCATTTATTGGAAATGTACCATCTGCTTTTACATCTACATAAATAAATTTACTTTTATTTGAATAATCACCAAATTCTTTTATTTTTCCAGTTGATTCAATTGTAATATATCTATCACCAATTCTTCTAGCTATGTAGTTAGGGGAATTTGGATTTAAATTTAAATTACTATAAGTTTCCAACACAACCTTTCTCTTATCAGTATCATTAAAATCTCTAACCGTTAATGTAAATGTACCATAATCGTCATTTATTATTTTTACATTAGAAATTTGAATTTTGAATCTTTGGTTTTCACTCTCTCCGTGTGAAATTGTTTTAACTTTAAATAAATCATATCTACTCGTACCATTAAATATTTGGGAAAGAATCCATGGAGTTTCTGCATTAGAATATCCATTATCCATCACTCTAAAGTTCTGAATAGGAAGTTCAGCTACGTTTACAGAACCATCTTCTGCGCCGGTATAGGTAGCATCAATCAAATTAGATTCATCAAATACTATGTTAGCATATTTAGTTTTTTTAGTAGTAGGTGTAGTTCCCAATACTTTATCAATTGAATTGGCCTTCGTTAAGTCTATAGAAACTGTATAAGGTGTTGCACCTAAAGTTAATATGAATTCTTGAGTTCCGGCTAATCCACCAGGTTGAACATCGTATATTCCAACAGTTGCAGCAGATGAAGTCAATGACCCTTCTGCATTAGATGATGTACTTTCAAGTACAGCGATTACTCTTTTTGTAGGACCAGTTCCATCCTGTCCGTAAACTACATATGTTCCACCGCTTCCTCCTGCTAAAGTAGTATGACCATCTGTTCCTGCTACTCTAACTACGGTTACTGAACCGGCATCTCTTAAATAATTCTGTACTGTATAACCTGTGTAATAATCTTTCGGTGCTCCAAAGATTTGTTCATATTCAGCTTGTGACGTTACTAACGTAGGAACGAATGCAGGTCCCTTTTCTGTAGGGCCTACAATAGCTGCACCTATTTGTGATATACCTTGTGGTAAGAAAGAAAGGTCATTTTCTCTCGTAAATACACCAGGTGATACAATTTTCTCTGCCATATTAATTGTTGTTTAATTTAGTTTACTACTATAAATATCAAATGAAACCTCCAAAATATTATTGCACTGGTTTAAATTCGCCAGTAATTAAATCTACTGTCCCTTCTCCGTATGCAGTTTTTAATTTTTCGAACAAATCTGCCTCTTTTTTCTGAATTTCTTTTAAAGTTGCATAGTTTGTTTCATTCTCTTCCTCCAACTCCTTAATTCTACTTTGAACTGAACCTATGTTTGCAAATGCATTAGCAAAATCTGTTCTTAATTCATTAATTGTTTGTAACTCTTCTTCCGATAACTTTTTGTTTTCCATTTTGTTTAAATTTGGGTTTGTTTATACTAATATATATGTATAAATATTACGATAAATGTGTAATCTTATATTTAGCACCAAAATTATCTAAACTTTCTAATTCTTCTGCTTTTTTAGCCGCATCTTCCTCTTTTTCGAAGATAGACACCCCACTCCAGGTCTCATCTGAACTTACCCAGAATTTAGAAATAACTCTACTATCTTTTACTAATTGTTTTATTATCTTAAACATATTATATTATTTTATTATCCGCTTGCAGTTGAACCATATCCTGTTTGTAATCCTGCAAAGTTTGTTTTAGCTCTTGCATAAATCACAGATGGAGTTTTGAAATTTAATGTATTTGAACTATATGATGTAAATGTACCTAATACAGATGTAAACCCACTATCAGATGCCACTTGTATATCATATGAATAGTTCGCTGTAATTGCTGTTGAACCAGGTGATACTACTGCTGAGTTTGTACTCAACGCCAATTGTTTATATGTATCTCCACCGATTGCTACAGTTGTAATTGCAATAGTAGGAGTTGCAGAAATTGAATATCCTGCTAATGAGTTTGCTCCTTTATTGTGAGTTACAAATCCATTAACTAAAAATGTATCCACATCTTCAACATCAATTGATACAACTTCCAATGTAGAATTTTGTACTTCGTTTGTTATTATTTCTACCTCTTCTATATCACCATCAACTGATACTTTTATTAAACGGTCTCCAGGTTGAAGTAATCCCAATGGTTTAAATTTATAAACTTCTTCGTTCATATCCCAAACCATCATAGGGTGTTCTCCGTTTCCTCTAACATCTCCTTTTGCAGTTGTTACTTTATTCCATCTATCAACAAATGTATATGCTACATCTCTTACATATGCTTCTACTATTATTCCACCAGGTGTATAATACTTCCAATCATAGAAATTAAAATCATTCGATTGTTGAAAGTGTGGAGGAAAATATGCTTTTACAACATCCTCTTCTACTAAATCTCCTGCTTTTTTAAATGTACCATCCCACATTTCTATCATCTCATCTAAGTGTAAACATAGTCCACTCGCTCCCGCATAATCATCAACGTTGTATATCGTTTTTGTTTTAGTTAGATTATAATCTGTAGCGTGGTCATTATAAAGGTCTCTGAATGTTACCGAAAGTGTTCTAGCAGTTGGGGCTGCCAATGTAGCTGAGTTACCTACCGCAGCTGCAGTAACAGTTGGATTATACGGAGGATTTGATTGAAGTGTAAACTCTGCTCCTGCTGATAAACTCCAAGTGAAATTATTATATTGTGAACCTATTCTACTAAGAAATCTACTACCTGCATTAGTGAATCCTAATGTCATTGTTTCCGCAGTTGATTCTTTAACGTATGTAAATCCACTCAATGTACCAACAGCATCAATTGAAAATTCAGAAAATGCAATTGGTCCGGTTGTTGTACCAGCTGCAGTTGCAATAGAATAATCAGAGGTTGCTGCATTACCCGTTGCGGCCTTTAACTTTGATAGCTCTAAATTATCCCCTTGTGTTCTAGGCATTATATAAATTTGTTAATTGTTCTTTCCAACTTTGTTTTGTACCGAATCGTTGTTCTAATAAATATTTAAATTTATCAAACTCCTCTTTTTTCTCTTCATATGTGAGATACCCAATACTATCATAAATATCTTTAAATTCCTCTTTAGTACTAGCTCTGAATTTATAAGGTATATCTTCACACCAATCTTTTGATATGATAGGTAATTTACCCCAATCTAAACTTTGAAATATGGAGAACCCAAATGGCTCAGCAGAAAATGCACAATGAGATATACCCCAATCCATACCATAGTATATTTCTTCAAATTGGCTTTCATATTGAATTTGTTTTAAGTTCTTAAAGTTTATATCAGTTTTCTGTTTCCAAGTCTTTTGAAAGGTTCTTATATTAGTAAACATAAATCCTCCCAATTGGTCTAAGTAATGTGGGTTTTTTCTACTCTCACATCTCGCAGTAAATCCTATAAAGTTTGAATCAGATAATTCTTTATTATGAGTAAATTCGTAGTATGATGGTATATTGATTGTCCCATTAAATTTCTCACCTTTCAATTCGTACAATCCTATCCATACTTTGTTTTTAGCATAAGATAGTATTTCAGTTTCCCATTTATCCGAATAGTATGGTGTCCATCCAAAAGGTAAATCAGTTAAACCTGTTTCTACTATTACTTTATCTAAACAATTGTGGATTATATAAGAATGAATTTTATCCTTATTATCTTCTATTAATTCTAAGGGAGTGTAGTGAGCATGTAAAATGTTAGCCCTCCTACACTCTCTAAACTTATCTTCAAAAATATCTTTATGATTTCCATTCTCATCATTGTACCAATAGTGTTCAATCGGTATATCAAAATTAAAATCAGTTGGCTTTGTTCTGTAAATTAAAAGAATGGGCTTCACCTCTAAATTCGGTACTACTTCTTTCAGCCAGTTATTTACCCAAATATCAACACCGGTATTGATTTTACCAACACCGGTGCTAAAATATATATCGTACATTATAACCCCTTTTGTTTCTTTATTTGTTCGATTTCAGCTTTTAAGTTATCGATTTGTATTTGTTGTTCTTTCATACCTTCGATAAGAAGTGCAACTAACTTATCATACTTAACCGCTTTATATCCACTTTCTCTTGTTTGAACTAATTCTGGAAGTATCTCCTCAATTTCTTGTGCGATAACACCCACATCATGTCCTTCGTGTCCATGTAATTCAACGTTTGAAATCCAATCGAATTCGTATCCACCTATTTTTAATACTTTAGCTAATGCGTTTGGTATATTTTTGATATTTTCTTTGAATCTTCTATCTGATGAAGAATATGCTACGATATCGTTTGCCGCATCTATTCTACCTGCAGTTCCACTTGCACCAACTCCAATTCCTAAAGAACCAAATCTTACGTTTGATGCAGTACCGATATCCTGAGGTAATGCTAATGATGCAGTCATACCACCATTTGCGATGATACCACTTACTGTAATCTGGTTTGATGCTCCTGTTACGTTTGTTACTCTAGGAATACTTGCTAAGTTAACAGTTGCGTATCCGGTAGATGAGTTGATTGTTAAATCACCATTTACCCATGCCGCAATTGTACCTCTAGCTCCGTTGGTAAAATGCGATGAACCGGTATTTAATGAAACAATATCTGCTCCGACTGTTATACCATCACCTGCTCCTACCGCTAAAGTATGAGCAACGCCTTCGCCACTTGTCGCCCCACCGGTCAAACCAGCGCCAGGATTAATACTTGCAACATAATCTCCCGTTGTATCAGTTCCTAAAGCAATTGAATTTGCTTGAATTGTAGCAGTACCATCTGTTGCAATTAAGATATCTCCTTTAACATATGATACAACTGCTTGCTGAGAACCTGATTGGAAATGAACTGATTGTGTATCAATTGCGAATATAGTATTTGTTTGGTTCTTAAATACTGAACCACTAATACCACTACCCGCAGTTACATAATATTGTAAATTTCCTTTGTATTCTCCTGCAGTTACTTCTCCTCTGAAATTAGAAGCAGAAGCACTCATAAAT